CTCCTAATTTAGGATCTCTTACAACTATCTGTTGATTTCTATGAGAATATGCTACTGCTGATCCTACATAACCTAAACCTAGTATTCCTATTTTCATAAAGTAGCGTCTTCTAATCCGGCAGTTCTTAATTTAACGATATTTGATAACTGCCATTGTTTAATATCTAAGGCTTTAATAATACCAAGCCATTTGTTTCTCAACAGAGCAAAGTCGTTGATAATTTTTTCAAAGTCTACAACGTCGGCCTCGCCTTCTACAAACTTTTCACAGTCTCTAGAGGATAGGCTACGTTGATAGTTTTCGAGATACTTACGGAAATGCTGACTACGAAGTCTACGAAGTTCAATATTGAGATATTCTAAAATACCTTCAATTTCTTGTAACTGGTTAAATCGGTTTTCAACAATACCGGGCATCGATGCCGACGCCCTTTCAATGTTTCCCGATATACGGGCGTCTTGTTTGGCTGCTAGTAACTCAGCCTCATAAAATGCCACAGCATCGGGGATTTGTGAAATGTCTTTAGAAACCCGATCATACCAATTCATTTAATCCTCATCTTCATTGTAATCGTATTCATCTTCTTCGGCTTCAATCTCTTCATCATCAATGGCATAGTCAATGGCACCGTCAAGATAACCGTCGATGCCTTGCAGGCTCTGCAAGGTCGATTCCTTGATGCCATAATCCAACAATGTATTAACAAAATCTGCAGCCACATCTTTACGATGCTTTTCGGGGATATGTTCGACAACCAGTGTCCAAATATCGTGTTTTGAAATGTCAGACATGATAGCATCAAGACCGCCGTTCTCGTTACGTTCCCAGGCCTTGCGGAACTGTTTGATGATTTCGCCATCGGCAGTCACGTATACAAGACTATTTCCTTCTTTCTTGAGCATCCCTTTTGCTTCAGCCAGGTCGACCAGTCCACTATATGGATTCATACCTGTTTCGTAAGGAATCTTAACCTGTACACTTTCAAACGGTTTCGCATAGCGAGTTTTCATAATCTTACAGGCAGCACGAATGCCACGAACTTCTGTAATCTTGTTACCGTCGTCATCCTCTTTGAGTTTAAGTTTTTTCATAGCAACAACAATGCTCGATGCATAGATAAAACCTTGACCTCCGCTGATCTTGTCATCTGGATCAAACATATGTTGTGAAGCGTATGTGTGATTAGTTGCTACTAGGCCAATGTTCAATGAACCAAACATGTTAACACAATTACGAACAAGTGCTGTAAGTGCTTTAGGTTTACGACCCATGTCACCTTTCAAATCGCCTGCTTCGAACTGATTAACGTCTGTTGGTGTTAACAACATACCCAAAGAATCTAACACAAATAAAACTTTAGGACGAGTTTCTTCTGGCATTGCTTTGTATTCTGCAACAAATTCTGTGATAGTCTTTGCTACATCGTCAATCATAGCCATGTTAAGTTTTAACAACTTATCTTCACTAGTATCAACACCGAGTGCTTTTAACCAATCTTCATCAAGCGCATTTTCTGTATCAACTAGAATAGGATAAATGCCTTGTGCCTGTGCTGCCTTAATAAGATTGCCAGAACAGATGTAAGACTTACCTGCGCCCGACTCACCCGCAAACACAGTTACCTTACCTAGCGGAACACCTTTATGAAAGTCACCGCTGATTAGATAATTTAATGCGTAATTGCCTGTGCTGACCCAATCTGTTGGATCGTTAAAGCCAATACTAAGTCCTTCAATGGACTTTGTAATTGACTTTCTAAATTTAGAAATATCAAATGCTTTTGCCATATTAATTATCCAAGTCCATTGAATTCCACTCTTTGATCACAGCAACAAGTTCTTCTTCTGTGTTACAAACAGTCTTAGTATTTTTCCAATCTTCTTTTTTGTCACGACCACCAATTTCAACCATCCATGCATTGTCATAACGATTGATAGTGATCGATTCATTTACTTTTGCTAATTTTGTTAATTTTGCCATTTTAGAATCCTATAGTGAGAAGAACTCGGGCGTAAGAACTATGTCTTAGAGGCCCGAGCCGTGTTAATTATTGTCCCTGACGGGCACGAATTTTAGCAAGGATATCCTGTGCTCTAGATGAACTTTCAGTACTTGCTGGTGCTGTCTCGGCTACAACAGGCTTAGATACAGGTGCTGGTTCGTCATCAACCTGATCATCTGCTACTGCTGCTCTCGCTACTTGTTTGTTAGGATCACCTGTGGCTGCTCCCATACCTGCTGGTTTGAAGTATTGTCCCCAACGATCCATGTCATAGGCTTCGCCATCAACAGATGCTTCAAACATCTCCTTCATAACCTTCAACTCAATGTCTGTAGGTTTCTTTGGCAAAAAGTCTGATAGATTAAAAAGACCATGTGATTCGATAGCAGCCTTTTCAACATCTGATAAGGAACGCTCTCTACGGCTCCACTTTGATGTAGAGTAGTCAGCAAATCCACCTTTGCTAGTTTTAGCAATACGGAAATCGAGGCCACGTAGTACATCAGTTGGCAATTCTTCAATTTCACTATCCATCAATGCCGCACGGATGATCTGATAGATCTGAGGACCAATGATAAATCTGCGGATTGGGTTCTCTGGTTGTGAATCTTCTTTAAGAGGATCTTCAACAACGAAACCTTGGAAAATGTATGAACGCTTTTTCCAATACTTACGACCCATGTCTTCTAGATTCTTGTCTTTGAACCAACCAGGTACTTCTGATAGGATTGGACATGCTGTACCATCGTTGTACATTTCAACACAAGGAACTTGTACTTGAACTGGACGCGAATCTGTTTCGCCTTTGATACCTGCAAACGGCAATTTAATCATTGCACGTTCTACCCAGAAGAAAGTATTGTTGGTGTTGCCGTCAGGTAAGAAACGTACTACGGCTTCTTTGCCTTCTTGCATATTCCAGTGGGGGTAAATTGCGTTGTCGCCGCCGCTTGATGTAGAGCCTGTGCTCTTGTTTTGTGCTTCTTGAAGTTTAGCACGAATTTCTGCTAGTGTTGCCATTTTATAGCCTCCTTATGCCTTAATGTAAATGACTTGTTATATGCCTTTCGCATAACAGTATTATGCGCTTTTTATTTAGCAAGGTCAACTATTATCTGCTATTTTTTTAATTTATCTTACCAAAAAAAATCCACGTTAACCGTGGATTTCTTTGTACTTCAAAAGCGCCAACTGACGGGCTAAAAATAATCTCCATCTGATATGTTCAGGAAGATCATCTTCCTCCAGTTCTTCTAACTTTGGTCTGCTGTAACCTCTGTGTATCGCATCTTCAAATACGTACTCAATTTCACAATCATCAAATGTTAGAACAACTGATCGAGTTGGATTACTTCTTAGCAGGCTCTGCTTTTTTGGCGTCGCTTTTGACAGGCTCGACCTTTTTATCGGCAGGCTTACTAGCAGCAGGTGCTGGAGCGGCTGCGGCTGGTTTGGCTTCTTCTTTCTTAGCAGGTGCTGCTGGTGCTTGTGCAAAAGCGGATACTGCAAACAATGATGCTACTAAAGTTACGATCGATTTCATTTGAAATCTCCTTTTTGAATTAACGCCAGCAAAATTGCTGTGCGTATATATATAACGCCTTAGATAAAAATACGTTGACAATATTAAAAGAAAAAGGGCACCGAAGTGCCCTTTATGGATGGTTTGATAAATTATACGCCTGAAAGTTCTTTGATACGAGCCAATTCTTGCAGTTCTGGATTTTGTTCGGTACTCTGATGCGGAGCCATGCGTTCTACGAATTTACGAGCCACGCTTTCAGCCTGTCCGCCGAACTTCTTGCCTACCATGATCGCTACACCTTCTGGACCTTTTGGAAAAGTTCCGGATTCTCGATCATAAAATGAAGTTATAAATTCTGCCAATTCTTGTACATTTAATCTCTGTGAGTGTTCTTGATCAACGTCTGCCATCTGCGGCTCTTCTTCTGGCGACTCTTCTCCAGCCATTGGCTCTTCAGTAAAGTCCCCAAAATCTAATTGATCTACAACTTCAGGCGCATTGGATTCTAACCAATCTTTAACCAACCCTCTCACACAACTATCTTCGCCTTGTTCTTTGGCCTGTTGTTTAATTTGCTGATATAATTGAGGATCATCAATGATGCCTTTTAAACTTGGAATTGCATTGTTGCCATCTGCTCCTGCAGGAAAATGTTCTCCTACAAGTTCTTGTAATTCTTTCATGGCTGCTTTTTGTTCTTCCTCATCAGACGATGTAATAGCAGATTCTTCACCTAAGGTCATAACCCAATTTTCAAACTTGCTAAATGATTCGGCTTCGTCATCCTCGAATATTTCGGCTTCGTCGTTGGTTGTGCTTTCTTGTGTCATTGCGACTATGTCAGCGTAGCCTAATGTGCTTCCTTCCTGCATCAGACGATAGATAACAGGAAATACTGATTTAATATCTTCTTTGAAATTTCTAACTGTGAATTTTTCTTTGTATTCTTCTACAACGTCTTGTGGTATTTCTAAATGTTCTTGGGCTTGGAAATTTTCTTTGTATGATTCGTAATGTGTTTGCTTAGATAATTTCTGAATAGTTTCTCTTAGATCGTTTAGAGCCTGTGTACTACGTTCTACAATACCATTGGTATCTGAATTCATTAGATCGTTGCGAACAACATAATTTCCAAAACTCTTTAGTTGTGCAATTTCTTCACTCATTTGGATGATGCTTTTGCCAAGGTCATCATATGGTAGTCCGCCGTTGGCCACATGACGTTGCATGGCTCTAGCACCTGCTAGATGAATGAAAGGATATTTGAATCTTTCACCGTCTTGATTTTCTACAAACAGTGCAGAAATATTTCTTGTTCTTGCACCTGGTTGTGTATCATCCATCACTGCTTGACTGTGTTTGATGATAAGGCGTGTATCCATTAATTTCTGATAACTCATGGTTTTAGTACCATAAAGTGTGCTTTCATTCATGACTGATTCTCCAACGGGCTTTATTACAGTATTTGGTTGTTCTTTAGGTTTATTATGCTGACTCAAGAACTCGTAATCTCTTTTGTCTAAATTATCTTTGGCGATGTCTCTAGTATCAAAAGCCATTAATCTACGTTTGGCAAAGGTACGTAATTCTTTTAAAAATCCGTACCAATTATTTTTTTGCGGTGTGTCCATGCCTTCTGTTATGCCAGTGCTGAAATACACTTTCATAGAATTGTCTTCGGCTAGACTGATGCTAACATGGCCAATTGGCGTTTCACCTTCCATGTAATCAAAATCAAAAAAACGTGCTTCTTCTGGATTAATGGTAAGTTGACCGGTTTCGTCGCCTAATTTTAAACCGCGAAAACGGCTGCGTATTTTATAGAATAAATCGGTGGCAATATTGTTAGTTGCATTCATAAGTGTATTTATCAAAACCCTGTACTTACAAAAATTGGCATGGGCAGTTGATCTTCTGTGATTTTATCTGTCATTTTTTCATAAACTCTAGGATCCCAGTC